TACCCGTCAACATGCTCAAGCGTCTCACGGAAATCTGGGATGAGGTCGTCGCATTCAGCAAGCAGGAGGTAGCAGCATGAGCAATCACCACCCCACCCTTTCCCCTTCTAGCTTCCCCAAGCTGAAACAGTGCATCCACTACAAGGCCAACCCCGTGGCTGGGCCTGCAGCGGAACGAGGATCGAGTCTGCACAAGCAGATCGAGAATCACCACACCAAGGGCATCCCCATCGATGACGCAGGTGCTTCTGCTGCCTACGCACGGGCCAAGGGATACATCTCCGACATCCGTGGCATCGAGACCCGTCTTGCCTACATCGGAGGAGACCTCACCGAGACCACCTTTGGCACTGCTGATATGTGGGGATACCACGATGGGAAACTCGTTCTGGTGGATTACAAGTCCGGAAGCCAGCACCCGTCATCGTATGTCGAGCAGATGGCAGTCTATGCGCTTATGCTCATGGAGAGGGTCGGTGAGGAAGAGTGCATTTCGATCATCGTGGGCATCGACTCCGGTGAAGATGACATCTTTGCTTGGAGCATCGAGAAGGCCAAGAAACTCGTGGACGGGATCATCGAGCGAGTGCAGGCAGGAACCGAACCTCCCAAGGAGAATTCGTTTTGCTCATGGTGCGCTCGTCGCACCACCTGCCCACAGTGGTACGAGGATGCCAAGAGTGCCCTGACCGTGATGCCGTCGATGCCAGCAACCCTCACCCGTGAGTGGATTCTGGGATCACCGGAGAACGCAGGTCGATTCTTGACTGCCTACAAGAAGCTGCAGGCCATTGTTGAAAAGGACATGGATGTCGCGGGATATGTAAAATCCACACTAGAGGCAGGAACTCCGGTGGCAGGATGGAAGCTGCAGACCCGCAAGGGATCCGAGCGTCTCGACACCAAGGCAGTGAAAGCAAGGTGGAAAGAACTGACCGACGAACCGATACCCGCCACGATTGGCGAGGCAACCGTGTCACTCGTTGAAGACAAGGGAGGTGCAGCATGACCACCAACGAATGGATTGCTGCAATCAATTCCTTCCCCGCAGAGGTGCGTCCCATCTTGGGGCGCATCATCTGGTGGGATATCTGCAGCGACGACAAGACCTCAACGCCACTCTTCAAGGAGTGGATCGATAGCACCCTGCCTGACCCTTCCGACGAGGTGATCGTTGCTGCCTTTGTGGAACTTGGTTTCACGGAGGATTGGGCCGTGAAGAGGATCGCAGGGGAGCGTCCGGAACCCACCAGCAAGATCATCACCAACAAGAAGATCAATGGTGACCCGTACTACAACCTCTGGAGTGCCGTCCTCTTGGATGCGGTTCAGTCTTACCGAGAACTTCGGATCATGGGTGCGATCACACCCACCAATGAGGTAGACTCCCGCTTCTGGTTTTCCAAGGGGAAGACCAAGATCCGAAAAGAGGACTCCCTTTCCACCAATCGCGTCCGAGGGTACAACCTCGATGACGCAGTATCGCTCGTCGAGTTCATGCAAGGGGAGATTTTTGACGGCATGTGCATCATGCTGGAGATCGACCCGATCTGTGCCCGACACGCACTGAAGATCCGCAAATGCGAGGAGGTGGAAGCATGAGTGGCACGACCCTACGCGATCTCGGCATCTACCGAGTCAGCAAGAACACTCCGGTCGAGTGGAAGGAGTCGGCACTTTCGATCATCATGTGCCTTGTAGCCAACGGCAACGAGATCACCGCAGAGGATGTCAGGGAGTGGGTGGGAGATCCCCCCAACCCCAACGCTTTCGGTGCAATTTTCATGACGGCATGCCGTCAGGGAATCATCGTCAAGACCGGATACCGGAAGGCGAACAGGAAAGAAAGACACGCAGGAATGGTGGGTGTCTACGCACGGGCAAAATCTTAACCAGAGGTGTATATACAATGAACGACCAACAAATTGCAGAAGAATACTGGGAGCAGGAAGGTGTCCGGATGCTTGCAGAAGGCAACCGTATCCCCACTCCCGAACAACGGTGGAAGGCAGGATTCCTGCTGGGACTTACCATGGGGAGGTTGGAAATCGACCTTCCCAAGGATGCCGTCATCGCAGCCTTTGAAATGCCAGAGGAGGAAGTCGAATGAGGTTCGCTAGAGCAAGGGCACCCCGTGTCGCGGGAACCATGAACAAACTGGAGCAGGCATATGCGGAGTCTCTCAAGATGTCCGCTATGGCAGGCGAGATCCAATCGTTCATGTTTGAACCGATCAAGTTGAAGCTGGCACCCAACACGACCTACACACCGGACTTCATGGTGGTGTCGAAAGACGACATTATCGAACTGCACGAGGTGAAGGGATTCTGGGAGGATGACGCACGGGTCAAGATTAAGGTCGCAGCGACCATCTTCACACAATTCCAGTTCAAGGCATTCACCCGCAAGAAGGGGATGTGGATCGAGGAATCGTTCTGATGCACTACTACCAGTTCGACATCAAGGCATACGCACACGCTACCGTCCACCTGACCAATGACGAGGATCTATGCTACCGCAGACTCCTCGACATTGCCTACGACACCGAGCGTCCCATCTCACTCGATGGACTCGCAAGGAAGGTACGCATGTCCGAGGAGACGGTTCTCATCGTGCTGAACGAGTTCTTCACCGCAACCGACGAGGGTTTCATCCATCCGGTTGTGAATAAGGAACTTGAGAAAGCATACGAACGATCCGAGAAGGCAAGGCAGTCGGCACTATCAAAGCGAACGCATAGCGAACGCACACCGAACGCTGACCGTTCGCATAGCGAACGCTTGCTACTTAATACGAAAGACTCATTACTTAATACATATAAGAAGACAGTCGCGCAAAAAGCGCAACCGACTCCAAAACTCTCGGACGATGAGTGGATGGCATCCCTCAAGGGAAACTATCCCCACATCAACATCGAGGCAGAGTCCCGCAAGATGGATGCGTGGTTATCCACCCGCAGGGGAAAGCAGAAGACCCGCAGGTTCGTCGTCAACTGGCTGAACCGGATCGACACTCCCATCCAGCAAACCGCAACAACCCAATCACCTTTTGTATCCGCATTCTAATCCCATGACTCTTCAAACATCCACCTGCATGACCTGCGGGATCAACTTCACCTACGAACCCGTCATTTTCCATGGCAGGCAAATCTTTGAGCCTCGATATTGCGACCCATGCTGCGAAAAGGCATCGCAAGAGGATCACGAGAATGCCTCTAGAAAGCGCAGGGAGGCATCTAAAACTCGCTGGAACCTCATGATCCCTCCGATCTACCACGACACCGACATTTCGAGGATTCCAAAGGAAATAACCGCAGTCACCGAATTTTGGCAGTACCAACCCAAGGGAATCGGGATCATCGGAAGGTCTGGCAAAGGGAAAACCCGTGCCACGATAGCACTCCTCCACCGGATGCATGAGGAGAAGCGGAACACCTATTACATCACGGCAACCGATTTGGCACTCAACTCTGCCAACCAGTTCGCGGACAACCCCGCCACCAAGAGCATTGCCCAGAACATCCTGCAACTCTGCAGGAGTGCCTGCGTCCTCCTGCTCGACGACCTCGGCAAGAACCGCATGACCGACCGTGCAGAATCAGAACTCTACGACCTTCTGGAGTACAGGACATCGCGCCGACTCCCGATCATCTGGACGAGCAATTCGGATGCCCGTGGACTCCTTGCCATGTTCTCTGCTGACAGAGGAGATGCCATCGTCCGCAGGTTGGCAGAGTTCTCCCAGATCGTGAAAATTGCCTGACCATGGGTGTATATACAAAAATCGGTTGCGGTGTATATATCGGCACCAGTAAACTCACCGGACTTTCAAAGCAATGAGTGTCTTCAAACCAAGGTCACAGGGCAAAGGCGACCGTCGATCTGACAACTTTTCAAAGTTCAACAAGAACTTTCCCGATCTAAAGAGAGACAACCCCTACACGGGGCGTGTCTTTCTCAAGAAAAACAACAAAACCACAGTCATTTACAAATAATATGATCAAGTTCCAACTCGATGTCACCAAGCTAGACAAGGCCCGTTTCAAGCATGTCACCCGCAAGAATGGCGAAAAGGCAATCTTTGCAGAGATCATTCTTTTCGACCGTCCGGATGATTACGGCAACGAGGGATTCCTGACCCAAGGCAAAGACAAGGACGAGGACATCAAGATGCCGATCCTCGGCAACTGGAAGACCATCGGACAGAAGAAAAGCGAGTTCCCAGAGAGTGATGCCGTAAAGCGTCACAATGCCGAAAAAGCAAATGGGTACGCACCCGCCGAAAAGGATGACGACCTCCCGTTCTAATCACGGATCCAATTCATGCCTCGCATGCGGTAATGCCACTGGCAATGTTCAGTGGTATTACTGCAAGCCTTGCCGTTCCAAAGGAAAGAACGGTGATGAGGGACTCACGGTTGATGCAGTCAATCACCCCAAGCACTACACGAACAACCCCAAAGGGATAGAACTGATCGACATGATCGGTCACCTCTCTTTTCCCAAGGGTGCTGCCATCAAGTACATCTACCGTGCAGGCGAGAAAGATCCCAACAAAGCAGTCGAGGATCTCAAGAAAGCCAAGTGGTTTATCGATCACATGATCAATGACTTGGAGAAAAAAGATGGCATCTAAACTCAATCCCAAGCAGGAAAAACTCGCCATCGCACTGGCATCCGGTGCGACTCTCAAGGAAGCTGCCAAAAAAGCAGGGTATTCTGGGTCGGAATCGAGTGCCTGCGAGATCGCCAAAGATCCGAAAGTATCCGAAAGGATTACAGAGTTGAGACAGAAGACAGAGTCAGCACTGGAAATCAGCAGGCAGAACTTCATCCGAACGGTACACGCTCGGTTCATCAATGAGGAGCACCCCCATGCTCCCAAGTATGCCGAGATCCTTGCCAAGGCACAGGGATGGAACGAGCCAGAGAAAATCGACATCACCCAGAACATGGAGGTCGAGGTCTACATCGGAGGACAGAGGGTTGAATGAACTCCGAAATTTTTAACAAAGAACTCGACGAGAAAACCAACGAGGTCGCAAGGCTCCGTAAAGCCCTTGAACTTATCGCCGCACCCATGCGTCCAGATGGAACTTACAACAGAGACAGGAGGGCTTGTGAGTTGCTTGCAAAGGAAGCACTCGCCCCCGCGTCAGAGGAACCAGTGAGCGAAGGTACCCGCATCGCTTCTGAGTTGAGATCATCCTGCAATGACATGACAAGTGAGGAGCGCAAAAGATATGCCGCACTCGCGGAAGATGTCATTAAACTCCACAGGCCAGACAAAGAACTCTCTCCAGCACTAGAGGAAGCTGCTGAACGCCTCGCCGAGAAAACTAGCGATGTCGCAAGGCTCAAGGAGGAAATTGAGCGTTTCAAAAGAGGATGCCAAGGATCGTGCTACGTTTGTGAGCCAGTCGGAGAAATGAATCTCAAACTAGAAGCCGAGGTCGAAAGGCTCCGTGAGCTATGTGAAAACCTAGATGAATACACACAGCACGACCGCCTATGCCCAATCTCTAGTTGCATGTTCGCTGTCTGCGAATGCGGTCTAAAAGAGCTACGCGAAGAACTAGCCGCACTCGCCACCGCGCCAGAGGAACCAGTTATCCAAGATTCTCGAATAACTGAACCCGAATGGCGAGAGCTTGGCCCTGACGAAATAATCCAAGAAGGGGATGAGATCCAGTGGCCCGAAAAAGACTGGCAAACCGCAAAGTCATCTGTCGGATATAAAGTCGGATATTGGGATGGCTTGGTAAAGGCCCGCACCCTCCGCCCGTTGCCAAAGCAGGAAGAGATGCCGCTGGAAGATGAGCTAAAAGACATCGACCAATACGCGGACAAGCAAAATGATTTCTACACTTGCCGAGTATTTCAGTCGATTGAGTATTCCCTGCATTACCTCCGCGACGAGATCCAGAAGCTCAAATGCCTCTGAAAATCAAATTCCATCTCGATCCCAGAGAGCAGTTCCGTCCCTTCATCGATAGGAAGCAACGGTTCGGGTGCGTGGTAGCGCATCGACGCAGTGGCAAAAGTTACCATGCCGTCATGGACATGGTGAAGAGGGCCATGACCTTCAAAAGGCAAGGCCCACCATGCAGGTATGCCATGGTCGGGCCAACCCGTGATCAGATCCGCAATATCGCTTGGATGTATTTGAAGCAGTTCACCGAAAGGATACCGAATGTGAAGCACAACGAGCAGGATCTCATGGTCACCCTTCCGAACAAGGCGACCATCCGACTCTACTCCGGTGATGCTTTTGAGCGTCTCCGTGGCGTGTACCTCGATGGTGTCGTTCTTGATGAGGTCTCTGATCTGGATCCGCAGGCATGGTACTCGGTCATCCGTCCCACCCTTCTCGATTACCATGGGTGGTGCATCTTCTCTGGCACTCCCAAGGGACGGGGATTCCTGTGGCGCATGTGGCAGCAATCCTTGACCGATCCGGAATGGTTCTCCCTCATGCTCAAGGCAAGCGAGAGCAACATCATCGACCCGAATGAACTTGCCAGCATCAAGGCAGGCACACCGGAGCACCTCTACCGTCAGGAGATGGAGTGTGACTTCTCTGTGGGCAAGCTGGGTGCCATCTACGCTCGGTACATCGACGATGCACGGAGGCAACACAGGATCAGCAACGACATCCTCTGGCACAGGGAGTCACCCGTGTTCACCTCGTGGGATCTGGGAGCACCTCTCAACATGCGTGTGTGGGTGTTCCAACTCATCGGTGACAGGATCGTGTTTCTGGAGAGTCTGTTTGGTTCCCATGACTGCGGAACACCTGCGGAGTGGGCCAAGAGACTCATGGACAAGCAATACGCTTACGCTGCCCACCTAATACCGCATGACGGTGCCACTTCCAACGGTGGACTCTGGCAGAACCAACTGCAGGTAGCAGGTCTTCAGAATGTCGTCCCCGTGCCCAGACAGAACTCCGTGTGGGATGGTGTGAACCTCGCACTGGAGGCATTCCCAAGGGTGGGATTCAACGAGGCAGGGTGTCAGTTGGGTCTCGATGCGCTCGACCAATACGCAAGCAAGTCCGAGACGGATGGAATCACGATTCGTGACATCCCCATTCATGACCATGCTTCCCATGCAGCGGACGCTTTCTCGATTGCTTTCCAAGCTATCAAACACGGTCTCGTGATAGACCGCAGGGCCATCCCGCAGCGCATCGACTACGGGTACGCACCGAGACGCTTCAAGAATGCCAAAATGGGATTCAAGGGAGCATGAAACCCGTCGAACGAGCAGCAGCAGTCTACCAGCAGGAAGCATGCGCGAGAACTTTTGCCGAGGATCTAGAGGCCCACATGCTCCATGGCATCGTGGTCAGCAATCCGACCATCTTTATCATGGCGAGGCCCGTGTGCGTGGCTGCAGGGTACAGGGACATCGTCAACCCATGGGTCAATGACTTTGAGTACCACGACTGCTGGCACCTATACCTTTGGTCAGGCCCAATCCACATGGCTTTCGCCTGCGCCACACATCCCCTTCCCTATGTCTCTTTTGAACGAAAGAACGATCTGCGGGTCTACCCGTGGCAAAAAATCTTTCGACTCACCCACAAAATCGGTTGAGACGGTGGTGTATATACGATAATCACCACGGCAATGATCAACGCTTTGTACTCTTTCATATCGGACATCTTTGTGCTTTTGGCACCGGAGATGGCAATCGCAGGTGGTGTGCCATTCCCTCCCCATCGCGGTGAGGAAAAAGAGCAGCTTTTCCTAGCCAAGGGTGCTGGAGGGTTTCTAGGCACCGAACTCTTTGCACCTGCTCCCAAGGCACCCTCTGTCAGTCTTCCTCCTGTTCCAGTTGCTCCGACGATAAACATTCCAGCAGCACCAACACCACCCGCAACACCAGTTGCTCCCTCCTCGTCAGCAGTTGATATTGCGATGGCGCAACAACAAGGTGCTGCACAGGCAGGAGCAGGTTTTGGGTTCCAAGGAAGCCTCCTTAAGGCACCGATTGGTGCTGCTGGTCAAACGGGGCCGAACGGCACAGTCAACTCGGCAACCGGAGTGGGATCTCTCCTAGGTCGATAATGGCAAAGGATGACCTCAAGAACGGTGAGGAAGGTGTAAAGACACCCAAGGTCTCCGAAACGAAACTCTCCGCGCAGATTGCTGCACGGTGGGCTGCGCTCGATGCCGATGCCTCCTACTGGATGCAGATGTGGCAGATCCTCGCCACCTATTGCATGCCGAGGAAATCGTACATCCTCAACCAACAGTACGGGCCAAACTTTGACCGTGAGACCCAACTCTTTGACACGACCGCAGTCCGTGCCTGCCAGATTCAAGCTGCAGGCATCATGTCGTATGTGAACGATGCCGACTCCAACTGGGTGCAACTCACGGCACCGGAACAGATCGAGGAAGCGGACGGTGTGAAGGAATACTACGCAGAATGCTCCAAGATCATCCTGCAGGAACTCGCTCGATCCAATTTCTACGCAGTCGTCCACGAGGCATATCTGGACAGGTCGGCATTTGGAACCTGCGCCATGTTCGTGGACAAGACCGACGACTTCAACCTGCTCTTCCGTACTTTCGATGTCGGCACCTTCCGAGTCAGCGAGAACAACGAGGGATATGTGGACACCCTTTTCGTGAAGCGTGAGATGACAGTGCGTCAGGTGGTGCAGGAGTACGGACTCTCCAATGTCAGTGAGAAGACCCGCAAGACCTACGAACTGCAGGACGGCAAGGGTCTGGAAGAAAAACTCGATGTCGTGTGGGCCATCTATCCCCGTGAGGAGAAAGATCGCACCAAAGGCAAGGTGGATGGCCCGAACAAGTCTATCGCTTCCGTCCACATCGAACTTGGCACCAAGAAGCTGCTCCGCAACTCCGGATTCGACGAGCAACCCGCCTTCGTTTCCCGATTCCTCAAGTGGCAACAATCACCCTACGGATGGTCGTCTGCATGGGTTGCAGTACCAGATGCCAAGCAGTTAAACTTCCTGCAGAAGCAAATGGATGCCCTTGCTGAATTGGCAGCATTCCCTCGCCTTCTCTTGCCTTCTGGCATGACGGATGAACCGGATCTCACCGCAGGTGGCATTACCTACTACGACGAGAGCAACCCGAACGCAGTTCCCAAAGAATGGGCAACGCAGGGTCGCTACGACATCGGCATGGAACGCATCAAGGAAAAGCAGCAGCACATCGAGGATGCCTTCAATGTCCCCCTCTTCCAGATGTTCGCACAGGAAGACATGCAAGCGGGTGGACAAGGACAAATCACGGCAACCCAAGTCCGTGCCATGGAGAGTGAAAAACTCACCATGCTTTCCCCAACCTACGCACGACTCACCACCGAGTTCTTGATTCCGATCATCAAGCGTGTCTACGGGATCCTTTCCCGTGCAGGCATGATGCCAACCCCTCCCAAGGAACTCATCCAGCAGAACCCCAAGGGAGAAGAATACATCCCAGAACCCAAGGTCATCTTCAACAACAAGATGTCCATTGCCGTTTCGACCCGTTCTGTGGATGCCATCGACCCAATCATCCAAGGCACTCTGGCAGTCTGTCAGGTCACCGGAGATATGTCGCCCATGGACAATTTCGACATGGATCAGATTGCCAGACGCAAGGCACTCACCACGGGTGCCGATCCGGAGTTCCTACGCGACCCCAAGGACATTGCAGGCATCCGTCAAAACCGTTCACAGCAGCAGCAGCAGATGGCCCAGATGCAACAGCAGGCCCACCAAGCCAACATTGCCCAGCAGCTTGGTTCGGTAAAACCCGATTCTCCTTTGGCACCTGCACTTCAAAAGGGAGTGCAGCAGGCAGTGCAGCAGTAATCTATGAAACCCATCCAAGAGCAACCCAACCACAAACCTCTCGACGACATTCTGCGTCCGTTCGGAAGGCTAGGTATCGATGTGGCAACCCAGATGCTGGACAACCTCATGCTCCGGTTCGGCACAGAACACCCATGCTTCATTGCCGATGGGGATGGTCACTTCGATACCCATCGTGCCGCAATCCGTGACGGTCAGAGGCAGGTCATCCTGCACATCAAACGAGCAATCCAATCCTCAATCAATGAACCCCAAAAGCCAAAAAAAGCCAAAACCGAATAAGCCCAAGATCGTCATCTCGTCGAGCGACATGCGGCACAACCCAGACTTCTTGAACTGGCACAAAGCAAACTTCACCGAGGCAGAGCATGCCGAATTTTTGGAGGGTGGTGTATTGCCACCTTTCGTCCGCAGTCAGATAGAAGAAACCACCAACCCCATTGAATCCTAATGAGTACAACGATGACCGGAGAGGGACAGGCAGTCACTCCCGTGGACGGAAACGCAGCAAGTGCCGCAGCCGCAGCACCGATTGCATCGACCCCAGAACCGACAAGCTCACCGAGCGCGAGTGGGGAAAACCTCCTAGGAGGAAACAGAACTGGAGAGATTTCCTCCCCGACGAGTAGCCCTTGGTCGCTCAACGAGAAAGGTGAGTTCGGTGACGGTTGGCTCGACCGACTTCCCTCGGAGTTCAACGACTCCAAGCAGATTCTTGGTCAGTTCAAGAATCCGGAGATGTTGGCAAAGTCTCTGATCAATGCCCAGAGACTCCTCGGCAAGAAAGCCGATGCCGTGCTCATGCCCAATGAAAAATCCACACCGGAGGAATGGCAAGCATTCCGTGCCAAGATGGGTGTGCCCGAAAAGGCAGAGGATTACCTGACCAAGTTGGAAAAGGATTCCTACGACCCGAACAACCCTGCCTTCAAGGAGTTCACCGAGATTGCACACAAGAACGGGTACACCCCTGCACAGG